GCAGTTGTTATCGCATCATCTGCTATTACGTTTGTTGTTACTTTAGTTGTTGCCATATTTTTTCATTTTTATAAATTAACAAGCTATTTCATTATATAGTGTTGTTATTTCTGTTTGTGATAATGCTTTATTAAAAAACCTTACTTGGTCTAGTTTACCATCAAGTCCAGCTGCTGTTGAATATTTAAAACCTCCTAAATCTAAAGTTGTAGATGATGACACACCTGTATTAGCAGTCAAAGTAACACTTGATTCAAGAGTAGTATTTATATATAATTTTAATACTGAGCTTTCTCTTACACCTACAACGTGTGTCCACCCTGTTGGTGAATTAAAAGTACTTGTTGATTCAATGTTTTGTGTTTGATGTGTAAATCTAATTTTTTTACTTGCACTTCTAAAATCAAGTATTATTGCAGCATAAAGAGGAGAATAAACATTATAATTACCTACATAAAAAATTGTATTATCTCCTTGTGGATAGCTATCTATTATTGCCCACCCTGAAAAAGAAAAATCTACTGTTCTATTATTTAAATCACTTATAAAATTTGTTGTATTTATTCCTGTATCAATAGAACTACTACTACAATTAGCTGCTTGACCAAATTTACCTGTTGTGTATGATAAATTAGTAGCAGTTGCATTAAAATTGCCACTTAAATCATTAGTATTCCCTTCAAAATTATAAGCAGCTTTACAACTCCCATCACCAAATATATCTAAAGTGTTAGTTGTACATCCTATACTGCTATCAAATAATCTTTTATTCAAACTCATATTTTACTACGTCTGTTTTTTTAGTTAAAGCATTTATTGCTGTTTCGTGATCGTTATGGTTGTTTAATATAATTGCTCTTTCATCTTCTACTTGTTGTGGCACATCTATATTTCTATCTAACTTTCTAATATAATACCAATCAGTTTCCTGTAGCTTATACTGTGTGTTATTGTTTAAATCATTTATTTTATTTTCTTTTAATTCAGCTAAAGTTTCAGACCACGTTTTTTGTATTACTGTATAATAATATTTATTATCTTCTAAATACAATTCACCTAGTTCTTCTATAGCAGGATCATACTGTGGATCTACTACTTCATAAAAACCTTCTTCTTCTAATACTTCTACAGGTGAACTTGCAAACCCACCCATATAGTGTTTCTTACCATTCCAAGTTGATGGTAATGTGTTAAATAATTTTATTTCTCCGTTTATATTATTTGCTCTCATAATTATTATGGTGTTGGATCACTTGTGTAAGTTCCTATTGAATACATATATACTGGATTAGCTGAATCATCAGTACATACTATTTGTACTAAATTATTTGCTGTACCATCGTAATCAATAGAACCTACTTTATTAAATGTTCCGTTAGTTTGACTAAATGTTATTGTATAATTTCCTGTTAATATTAAATCTATTACTTGTCCCTGTTTAGCATTACTAAACGTAAAGGTTGCATTTGCATTTGCTGTTGCAGTAAATGTAGTTGCTGCACTAAAATCTAAAGCAAAAGTACTACCTGTTCCTAAAGCACTTAATGCAGTATATCTATTTTCTAGTTTATCGTGAGTAATATTATTATCAGCTACCATTGCAGTTGCTACACTACCTGTATCACCAGTTCCTACTAAATCACCTGAAGCTGTTGGTAATACTAATACTGCACTACTTGCTGCACTATGAGGTGCTGCTTTTATAGTTTGATAATGAGCGTTGCTTACTTCACAGTACATTCTCATTTCTGCTACATTACCTGTATTACTTCTAATTTGAATACTTCCATCATCTACTGTAACACCACCTGAACTTCCGTCACCACCCATTGTAAATGCGTTAGGTGTGCTAGAAGATAAACTCATTGTAACGTTACCTGTACTAGATGAAGCAGTAATTCCATCACCACCTGTTAAACTTTGTACTACATTACTAAGGTTTACAGAAACTAAATGCTGTACTTCTATAGCAGTTCCATTAGGTACGTTAGTATCAAATGTTAAAGTTGTACCTGATACTGTATATGAATCGTGTAATTGATATACACCATCAAAATATACAGATAATTCATTTTCACTACTTGCCGAATTGCTTAATGTATATGATGCAGTACTTCCGTTTCCAGTATAAGTATCTATTGCTATTATATTAGCACCTGCTGTTGCTGAAATTGTTAAAGTATCAGTAGCTGCATCTGTAGTTAAAGTAACATTAGATCCTGCTGCAATATTTAAAGTATCATTTGTGCTATCAGCTGATATTGTACTTTGACCTGATACCGCTACATTTCCAAAAGCATTATCACCTACTGCAGAATTTTCAATTGTAATTGAACCATCTGCATTTGTAATTGTTATACCAGTTCCTGCTGTTAATAGTGCATTTTCAAAATAACTATTAGTTGCATCATATATTAATATATTACCTGCTGCAGGAGTTGTAATATTAGCGTCTGTAAGATCGTTTAATCCTGCGTCTAAGGCAAAGGTTGTTCCTGTTAAAGAAAGTCCTGTACCAGCGCTATAAGTAGTGTCTGTGGACGCAATAGTTATGCTTCCATCTGCGTTAGTTATACTTACATTACTTCCAGCTGTTAATAAAGCGTTTTCAAAGTATGAATTACTAGCATCGTAAATTAATAAGTTTCCAGCTGCTGGGCTTGTTAATGTTACATCTGTTAAAGTTGAAAGTGTATGTTCTGTTGCAATTGGTACACCACTAGCATTACCTAACCAGAAATAATTTTGTTGTATATTAGGAATGTCATTAGATCTAAGTATTGATGAAACTAATATTGAACCATCAGCAGTAGTAGATACTCTACCTACTTTACCTACATTTTGTATTAATGCTGTTCCTGTTGGTTTTGTAGTTGTTAAACCTCCTCCTGACTTTACATAAAGCGTAGCATTTGCTGAAGGTGTTACCCCGTCTATTGGATCTGTGATTAAGTTTTTAAGTACACCACCTGTAACTATATGCCCTTCCCCATTGTTTGCTAAATCAGTTAAAAGCAAACCAGATGCAGGCATAGTAGATGCATTAGCTGCATTTGCTGGTGCTATTTCAACCACTGCTGAAGCACCAACTGAACCTGTTACATATACAGGAGTTCCTTTTGTTATTGTACTACCTGATGTGTTTTTACAAGCTACTCTTACTTGATCTGTACTTTCACTAGATAGTGTTATTGTATCACCTGTTTCAGTAATTGTTATATTACTTCCTGCTGCTAGTGTTACATCATCAGTACTTGCATCGCTACCTGTTAATCTTATTATTGCATCACTTCCTGATGTTTCACTACTTAAAGTATAAGTTGTATCAGTATCTGAAGCTGCAGCAATAGTAAACGATGGATATGTTCCTGTTACCGTAACATTTGCACCACCCGTTAAAGATACTGTTTGATCGGGAGCAGAGTTAGTTACTGTAAAGTTCGGATATGTACCCGATGTAGTTATACCCGTACCTGCTGTAAGAGCAACCGTCTGATCAGGTGCTGTATTAGCAATAGTTAATGTATTGTTAACGTCATCATACGTACTACTAATTGATGTACCTGCTACTATTAAATTAGAAACTCTATCATCTACACGCTCTGAAGTATAATAAAGATTTCCTCCTTCTGTTAAATCACCTGTATTTTTTGTTCCAAATGCTGTGTCAAATCTAGCCGTCGTGTAATAAAGATTACTCGTGCCTTCGCTAACTGAATCTGTATCGAAACTAATATTTGCACTACCATCAAAAGAAACACCATTTATAGTTCTTGGTGTTGATAAGGTATCTGCAGTTGATGCGGCTATTCCTAAGCTGTCTACATATGTTTTAGTAATATGTGCTTGAACTTCACCAGCGCTTGGTCCAGTATAGGAAATAACTCCTGTAGAACTGTTGTAAGATAAAGAACCGTCTCCACCATTGTCAACCGCACTTATTAAAGCTCTTACATTTGCATCCGAAGGTCCAGTGTAAGTAAACACACCTGTTGTATTATCATAGCTAAAACTTCCAAGTCCGCCTGTATCATTTGCAGATAAATCTGTTAAACTTATTCCCGCTCCACTATTAGCTATTGTAAAACTTGGATAAGTACCACTTACTGTTATACCTGTACCAGCAGTTAAACTTACTGTTTGGTCAGGTTGTGTATTTGTAATTGTAAAACTAGGGTATGTACCGCTAGTAGATATTCCTGCTCCTGCTGTTAATGAAACAGTTTGGTCAGGACTAGTGTTTGTTAATGTTAAAGTACCATTAGCATCGTCATATGTTTTTGAAATACCTGTAGATACTTGTAGTAAAGTGTTTACTTGATCATCTACTTTTTCTGCAGTATAATATTCGTTAGATCCCTCTGTAATATTATCAGTTGTTAAACTTATATTAGCAGTACCATCAAAACTAACGCCTGCTATTGTTCTTGCTGTTTCTAATGCTGTTGCTGTATCTGCATTACCCGTTACATCTCCTGTAAGGTTTCCCGTTACATTTCCAGTTAAATTACCTGTAACATTTCCAGTAACATTACCTGTCAAACTCCCTGTTACGTTCCCAGTTAAAGGTCCACTAAAAGCATTAGCAGTTACAGTACCATTAGCAGTTAAATCACCGCTTGTATTCATACTTAAACCACTAGCGTTACCAGCACCATCTGTGATTGCTTGTAATGCCGCAGCTAGAGTTCCGTTATCTCCTACTTTTAACAGCGAAGTATAAGTACTACTTATTGAATTTCCAGTTAATGTCGCCATTTTTCTTTAATTTATTATTTATATACTTTTTTAATTTTACTATATTTTTATTTTTTACTTTATATCTTTTCATAAAACCCACCCGTTGAATAAATTATCTTTGTCTGGATATACATCCTCGTTAGAGTTTTGATTATACTCTGGAAATAAATTATTATTAAAACTTAAATAATCTATCATCCTTCTTATATAATACTCTGCAAACTCTCTTTCTTTATTTACTAGATAATCTACTTCGTTTTTTGTTACACTTTCTGCGTTTTCACTTATATGTTTAAATACTCCTGCATTTTTTACTTGGTATGCTGCAAATGGTAAATAATCCATCATAGCAAAATGTATTAAAGCAGGTTGTATGTAATTGTTTACTAGTGTTAGGTAATCTCCCGTTAATGTATCACCAGTTATTTTAGTTTCTAGCGCTTCATATAGTTTAGTACCTAAGAAATTTTGTATATGTATTTCTTGTGCTAATTTTATATAAGGCAATAACTTGTCTACATCTACATTACCATCTAGTATTGTATTCTTTTTTAAATCCTGTACTTTTATAAATAATACCTGTGCCATTATTAAAATGCTTTACCTTTCGGTGTTGTAAAATCTTTTTTCTTTTTAAATCCTCTGTTCTTCATATCTCTAGGTCTTTTAGCAACTTTAGAATCATTAGTTTCAGGTTTAAAACCTTGTTTCTTAGCTTCATTTACACTAATTTCTGATCTAGGGTTTTTAGCATCAGGTGTAACTGTTTTAGCCATATACACTCTACGTTCCCAATAATGTCTACAAGAACCACCGCCTTTATATAACCATATATCATATGTATTAGCGCCATCAGGTCCCCAACCTGGATTAACAGATTTGCTACTCATAGCAATAATATCTTCTTTACGATATACTTTTTTAGCAGCTACCATTTTATTACAAAAATCTCTACTGCCATTATCAGATTTTAATGGTGCATATTGATATCTTACTTTATACCTAAAACCTTCTTTGTTTTCACCGTCTTGATTACTCTTAGCATTAGACTTAGCGCTACCTGTACTAGCTAATTCTAATTTTTGATTTAACTCATCATCTTTATCATAATCTACAGGTGCTGATTCTATAAGTTCCCAATTATCTAAATCTTCATCTTCACCTAAATCTAATAGTTCTTGTAAATCTGTTTTATCGCTAGACAGTTCTGCTTTATCTTCTAAGTCAACACCAGTTTCTTCTTCTCTAGTTTCATCATCAACTAAATTACCTTCTAAGTCAGTAAACTCTAATGGCTGTAGTGTTTTAAA